GAAATTACGAGGTAAACTCAAATGTCAGATATGCTAAACGAAAAGTTTGAAGAGTTCGTTACCGAGCAAAAGGTGATTCTTGAAGCTGGCGATCCTATGCCAACTGTTCAAGCTTCTGTAATTCCTGGCTCTGGTAGCGACCCTTCACAGGTTTCTGACGTTCAGACTGCGAAGGCTGGCGGCAAAGATCCTGCTCCTACCGTCCAACCTTCAGTTGCGATCGGTCAATCAGCTCCTGCTGATCTAGGCGGTTCAACTTCCGCGCCTCTTCATTCTAACGACGAAGATGGCGAAGAGAACCCTGGTGCAAAAGCAGCAGCACCTATCTCGCAAATTTCTGGTGATCCTCAGTTCGCAGCAAAGAAAGATGCTGGCGATCAAGGAACTCAACCAACAGTAAATGTTGCCGCAGCATACGGCATCACTAAAATGGGCGGAAATGTCACCTATCCAATTAAAGCTGGATTTGAAATTGACATGACCGACGACGTAAATGCTCTCCTTGAGGGCACCGAACTCTCAGAAGAGTTTGCTGTAAAAGCAAAGACAATCTTTGAAGCAGCAGTAACAGCAAAACTCAACTCAGAGTATGACAGACTTGTAGAGCACTTTGCCAACGAACTAGATAAGCAAGTTGAAGTAATTAAGAACGAACTTGCTGTAGAAGTTAATGGCACCGTGACCTACGCCATCGGTCAATGGATGGAAGAAAATCAAGTAGCCATCGACCGTGGTATCAGAAATGAGATTACCGAAGACTTCATTGCAGGTCTCAAGGGTCTCTTTGAAGAGCACTACATTTCAATCCCAGACGAGAAAATCGATGTGGTTGAAGGTATGGCTGAATCAATTCGTGAAATGGAAGAGCGCCTCGACGAACAGGTTAAGGCTAATGTGAAACTACAAAATCGTCTGAATGAGACTGCCAAAATCAACATTCTGAACACTGTTTCGGAAGGACTTGCAGATACTCAGAAAGAAAAACTCGCAGCACTTGCTGAGGGTCTAGAGTTTGTCTCGGAAGAGTCATTCGCCGCGAAGGTAAAAACCATCAAGGAGTCTTACTTCAAAGAGTCAGTCGCTACCCCAGTAGAGACTGTAGATGAAACACCAGTAGAGGGTCAGGAAGTATCTCCAGCGATGGCAGCATACCTCCAAGCACTCAACCGCTGGGGTAACTGATAATTCGTTAATCCCCTATTTTTCAAACGGAGCAAACAAATGTTTAACGCACAAGCTCTAACCGAAAAGTGGTCACCTGTTCTAGGTCATGAAGGCGCTGGCGCTATCAAGGACAATTATAGAAAGGCTGTTACCGCTGTTCTGTTAGAAAACACAGAAAGAGCACTACGCGAAGAGCGTGGTATGATCAACGAAGCATCCAACACCGTTGGTGCTATCGGTTCCAACGCACTTTCGGGTAGCGCACTAGGAACCCAAACTGGTGGTCTCGCAGGTTTCGATCCTGTTATGATCTCCCTAATCCGCAGAGCAATGCCTAACCTCGTTGCTTATGATATCTGCGGTGTTCAACCAATGAGCGGTCCTACTGGACTAATCTTTGCAATGAAGTATCACTACCAGTCCAACTCTGGTGGTCTACGTGGTGGTCGTGAGGCACTCTACAACGAGCCTGACAGCAACTTCTCTGCTTCTTCAGCAGGTGCTGCTGTATATGACAACGCCCCACTCGGTACAGATGATGTTAACCCACTTGGCGACGGTGGTACTACCGATGCTAACCCAGGTCTTCTAAATGATAGCGGCACTTATGAGCGTGGCACAACTGCTATTTCTCGTGAGAACGCTGAAACTCTAGGTTCTGGCGCTACTCTCTTCAACGAGATGAGCTTCAGCATCGAGAAGACTTCGGTACAAGCACGTACCAGAGCTCTCAAGGCAGAATACACCCTAGAGCTAGCACAAGACCTCAAGGCAATCCATGGTCTTGATGCTGAGCAAGAGCTTGCCAACCTACTCTCAAGCGAGATCCTTGCTGAAATCAACCGTGAAGTTGTTCGTACCGTTTACACCGTTGCTAAGCCTGGTGCTCAGAACAACGTTGCTAACGCTGGTATCTTCGACCTCGACGTTGATTCAAACGGTCGTTGGTCCGTTGAGAAGTTCAAGGGTCTAATGTTCCAAGTTGAGCGTGACGCTAACGCAATCGCACAACAAACCCGTAGAGGTAAGGGCAACTTCATCGTCACTTCTGCTGACGTTGCTTCTGCTCTCGCTATGAGCGGCACCCTTGATTATTCTTCAGGTCTCTCAGGCGCTGGTGGTCCTTCCATCGGTGAAGTTGATGACACTGGTAACCTCCTTGTCGGAACCATGAACGGCAGAATTAAGGTCTATGTTGATCCTTATTCAGCAAACGTTTCCAGCAACCACTACTATGTTGTTGGTTACAAGGGTTCTTCACCATATGACGCAGGTCTATTCTACTGCCCATATGTTCCCCTCCAGATGCTCCGTTCGATTGATCCTAACACCTTCCAGCCTAAGATTGGCTTCAAGACCCGTTACGGAATGGTTGCTAACCCATTCGTCGTTCAGTCGAATGGCACCCCAGATGCAGAGACCCTCACTGCTAACCGCAACCAGTACTACAGAAGAGTACTTGTTAAGAACCTCATGTGATCCATTCACAATTCAACACACAGGGGACCCTTCGGGGTCCCTTTTTTGTAAATAATAAAATGCGCTATTGTTAAGTTATGCCACGAGGAAAGATGAGTAGAGTTGACATGCTCGCAAGAGTATATAAAATGAAGACGGCACTACATGACGGAATTTTTATCAACAAAGGTAAAGACTGGAATGATGGTGCTAATTATACTCTGGATAGAATACTAGACATTCTGAACGAATATCACTCATGAACCAATCTTCTCTTATCCTATTATTGTGCTTATCTCCTCTTGCGATAATCTTTATCGTGATGAAGATGGCACTATGGGTAGGAGAGACTGCTTCTTTTGCGGCAAAAACTAAAGAGTTAGAACGTATGCAGCATGGTCCTTATATTGTATGGGATGAAGAGGAGGAAGATGAATGGTGTTAGATGATCTTTATAGAAGAGTGGCTAGGACAAGGATGAATATCTTAATGGAAGAACCATGCCCAATGTATGAACCAGAATGGGAAAACAATTATGGCACATCGTATGAAAGAAATATCACCAGAAAGATTAATAACACACAAAGAATGTCGGGAGATGATTGATGCTGCTATACGACAGCACAATCGGAATGCTTCCATTATTTCTATGTGCGTTGGTTGGGTGGTTCTTGCTCTATTTGCTGAAGGACTTCTAAGACTTATTGGCGTCATTCCCCCACTACTACCATGGTTCAACATTACCCTGAAATAATAGGAATAGTTTTCTTACTAGTATTTGCTGCCACCATGTTCTACCAAGGAACATGTATCCTCAAAGGAAAACGTGGGTATTCTCTAAGAGATTACATGAAGCAAGAAAGTACCAATATGCGTCACAGAATAGAGGAATTGCTCAAGGATAAATAACAGTAGCTTGGGAAGTTGATATGTCTGCTGAATGGTATAATGAGCAACCTAAAAATAGGAATTTTTTAAATCCTGTTGGTTTTATTTTAAAGTTAGATATTTTTCCTGGAACTGATTTTTTCTGTCAATCAGCAAATGTTCCAGATATTTCTATGCCAACAACAGAGATACCTTCTCCCTTCAGAAATCTCCCCATGATTCCTAGTGGAGGAGTTTCTTTTGGTGATTTAAATTTAACTTTTATTGTTGATGAGGATTTAGAAAATTATATTTCTATTCACAATTGGATTCGTAGAAATGGAAGAGCAGATAGTGGATCCAATACACCAACAGAAGATCAATATTCAAACGCTCAACTGCATATCGTAACCTCGGCATTTAATCCACATTTTGTTGTGGATTTTCAAAATGTATTTCCAATTCAACTAACTGGACTATCATTTGATGCTAGAATGACAGATGTTGAGTATCTCACTGCAGATGTAACCTTTAAGCATCAACAGTTCTTTATACGTGATAAAAACTTTAAGATCCTATGAATTTTGAAACTCTTCGTAATAAATTTGAAAAACTCAGAGAAGAATGGGCAGAGGATAGCGCAGTAGATTTCCAGTTCAAGAACAAACAGTATAGCACAGATCTTGGACAACTTGCTTTAGACATCCCTTTCCAACATAATAAATACTTACACCACTACACTGACATCTCACAGATCAAAACTTCTCTGGAGTTTGAAATCAGAAAGCTTGTAAAAGAAAAACGCGAGTACTATTCAGGAGAAGCTGATGCTCGTGTTTATGCAGAAAAACCATTTGGTGGAAGAATTCAAACTTCCGAAAAAATGAAAACATACCTTGAGAGCGATGATGACATCATCAATATTGAGGCAAAAATCAAGTATCTGGACCAGATGTTATACTGGTTAGATCAGGTCATGAAGCAGATTTCAAACAGAGGGTTTCAGATCAAGAGTGCCATTGAGTGGGAGAAATTTATCAATGGACAATGATGACACTCCTTTCTGTTAAGAAAAAGAACGAAGTATATGTAACCATTCAGTCCGCAGAGCCCCATGTTCATATGGAGCTTTCGGACTATTTTACTTTTGAGGTTCCAGAAGCAAAATTTCTAAAGAAAAATCCTCGTTACAAATACTGGGATGGAACTATTCGTTTGTATTCTCCTGGAACTGGAGAACTATACGGTGGTTTGATGAAGCACTTACAAGTGTGGGCAGAGGAGCGTCAATACACTATACAGTACGAAAAGAATGATTGGTATGGAGAAGTTGAAGAAACTAACGACTTTGTTTCTCTTGCTGGCATTAAAACCTTTATGGATAAGATCACCCGAGAGGGAATTACTCCAAGAGAATATCAATACACTGCTGTCTATGAAGCGATAAAGAATAATCGTAAGTTACTTCTTTCTCCTACGGGTTCTGGAAAGTCTTTGATGATCTATTCCCTCGTCAGATACTATACTGCTACCAACAAGCAAACGCTCATCATCGTCCCTACTACGTCCCTCGTAGAACAAATGGTTAATGACTTTAAGGACTATGGTTGGAATGCTGATGATCATGTTCATAAGATTTACTCTGGTAAGGATAAGAATACTGATAAACCAATCATCATTTCTACTTGGCAATCAATCTACAAGTTTCCTAAAAGATACTTCGATGATTTTGATTGTGTGATTGGTGATGAAGCGCACTTGTTTAAGTCTAAGTCACTCACAGGTATTATGACAAAGCTTCATAATGCAAAATATAGATTTGGTTTTACTGGAACACTTGATGGTAGCAAGACACACAAGTGGGTATTAGAAGGTTTATTTGGAGATTGTGAGCGTGTAACAAAAACAGATGATCTAATCCGTGATGGTTACCTATCTAAATTTAGGATCAAAGTTTTACTTTGCAAACATGCTCCGCAATACTTTGAAAGTTATCATGAAGAAATTGACTACCTTGTAAATCATCGTGGAAGAAATAATCTAATCAAAAACCTTGTGAGAGATATAGAAGGTAATACTCTTGTGTTGTTCAACTATGTTGAGAAGCATGGGGAACCACTTTTTGATCTAATAAATAACAGCATTGATCCCACAAGAAAGACATTTTTTGTTCATGGTGGGACTGATGTTGAAGACAGAGAAGAAGTCAGACAGATTACAGAAAGTGAAAACAATGCTGTAATCATTGCTTCATACGGCACCTTCTCTACTGGCATCAATATCAAACGATTACACAACATTATATTCGCCTCTCCAAGTAAATCGCGTATCAGAAATTTACAATCTATTGGACGTGTATTGCGTAAGGGTGAAGGAAAAGACATCGCAACTTTATACGACATTGCTGATGATATAGGAGGACAAAATTATACTCTGAAGCATCTAAATGAAAGGGTTAATATTTACAATGAAGAAAACTTTAAGTATGAGGTTATAAAAGTAAATCTTAGAGCAAACTAATATGGAAGAAGAATTTTATGCCACAATCAAATTAGTATCTGGTGAAGAAATAGTAGCAAAAGTTTGCTATCTTCCAGATGAAGATAAAGTGATTTTGGATAAACCCCTAGCTGTAGAAACAGCAAAACAAAAGAAAGGTCAAATTGAAGTTAGTGGTTTTGCATTGAAAGAATGGATCTCAGCAACATTTGAAAATATGTTTATTATCAAACGAGATCATATACTAACCATGACAGAACTGGATGAAAGCATTGAAGAGTTTTACATAAAAACAATTCAAAAACTTGAGAGCGCCAAAACGGTTGTTGGCAGAGGAAGTAAGCTTCCCCGTAGATCTGGATATCTGGGTTCAATCAATCAAATGAAAAAATCTTTAGAAGATATCTATAAGAAAAGTTAAAAGCTTTATTTCCCTTGAACCCTTGACAGAGTTATTGTACTGGGTTTCTGAGGTCGTGTCAAGCCCCCTTTACAATTGAACGATACGATGCTATACTTGATATAAATCATGTGAGACAACCGTGACATTCGCAGTAATGACAAGAAAAAAACAAACAGAAAATTACGTCAATAACAAAGAGTTTCTTGCTGCGATCAGTGAGTACCGATCTAAAGTTATTGCTGCGAAGGCATCTGGGAAACCTCGACCACGAGTAACGAATTACTTGGGAGAGTGTTTCCTTAAAATTGCTACACACTTATCTTACAAACCAAACTTTGTCAATTACATGTTCCGAGAGGACATGATTTGTGACGGAATTGAAAATTGCTTACAGTACATTGATAACTTTGATCCTGAAAAATCGACCAACCCGTTCGCCTATTTTACTCAGATTATCTACTACGCTTTTCTCCGCCGTATTCAGAAAGAAAAGAAACAGCTTGAGATTAAAGGAAAAATCCTTGAGCGATCAGGATATGACGAAGTGATGCACACTGATACATTTGATGGTACAATGACAGGCATGAACGCATCCTATTCTGATATGGGAACAATCAAAGAAAGTATTGAGAACCGAATGAACCGATGAATGATTATGAATGGATTGACGAATGTTTCCGTGTCGAACAGAAACGCTTTGGAACTTGGTCTAGCTACGATAAAGAAGGTCAGGGCATCCTCACCACACTTAGTAAGGAACACCTTATCGCTTCGACCCGTTGGTATTTACGAGCAAAACAAAAAGGGTTCTCTGAACCAACTATTCAATACGATGGAACTGTTGGAGGCAAACTATGAAGATCGCACTGATCACTGATCAACACCTTGATGGACGCAAAGGATCTCTGGCATTCTGGAATTACTTTCAGAAGTTCTATGATGAAGTATTCTTTCCAACACTGGAAAAAGAAAAGGTATGTGCTATTATCGATCTTGGTGATACCTTTGATAATCGTAAGTCAGTGGATTTCAACACGATGCACCGTGTTCGTGAAAATTACTTTGAGCGTTTGAAAAAATATGATGTTCATATGCTTCTTGGTAATCACTGTACCTATTACAAGAATACCAATAAGATCAACTCACCAGAAATTCTGCTGAAAGATTACAAAAACATTTACATTTACTCTGAACCAAAGCGTGTTGGTTTTGGATCAAAGAAGTTTCTGATGTTGCCTTGGATCAACGCAGAGAACCGTGATGGTGTCTTGAAGCTACTTGAAACTTCCGATGCTGATATTTGCTGTGGTCATTTAGAATTGAATGGATTTGAAGTTACGCCAGGAATGAAGATGGATCATGGTATGGATCCAAAACTATTCCATCGCTTTAGTCGTGTGTGGTCTGGACATTTCCATCACCGCTCAAAGAAAGGAAACATCCAGTATCTTGGCAACCCATATCAAATGTACTGGAACGATTATAAGGACACCCGTGGATTTCATATTTACGATACTGAAACTGATAAACTTAAGTTTATTCCTAACCCGTTCGA